CCCGTCGATTGAGGTTATTGTCTTAATTGCCTGTAGGCTAAACTCTGTGAAATCAGAAAAAGCGCCTATCTTTGCTCCGTTATATTCAGCCCCTAAAGCTTGTGCAGCATCCTCTATAACTAAAAGCCCATGCCTCTTAGCAATGCTATTTATCTCATCATAAGAACATGGCATACCACCCCAATCCACAATCATTATAGCCTTTGTCTTTGAGGTGATTAAATGCTCAATGTCATTCGGGTCAATATTGCCATCGCTGGGGTTTACATCAGCCCATACAATCTTAGCGCCACTGTGATAAATAGGTGCATTCGTAGCGAAACAAGTCATCGGCGTACTAATCACCTCATCCCCTGGGCCTATATTGGCTAATTTCAAGGCCAGGTGAAGCCCTGTAGTACCAGAATTTACAGTAACGATATGCTTATTGTGTGCCATATTGAGATAATCAGCTATTTTGTCCTCAAGCTTATCTACCTTAGTTCCCTGTCCTATATAGCCGGAGTGGAGAACATCGAGCAAGGTTTTGTCTATTGACTTGGGCATAAAAACTTTAAATAAATTTATCATCTTAACGTCACGTCCATTTTCATAATTGCCGCAATCGCCAGGATTGTCTCTCCTTCATACATGAAATAGGCGGGGAAAAGATACGGCGTAGCTGTCCTTTTTGGCGTTCCATGCTCTATCGCTGGACCATATTTAACATTCGTGCCAACTGCATACACCAAATCTTTCGCACCATCAGGCTTCTTTATCCCATCCCCTGACATCGCTTGGCTGCCTGTTTTGCCTTCGCTCAGCGAGCTTCCAGCCCAATTAGTCGAGATAGAAGCCCGGAGACGGCCTGTATCAACAACTACAACCTCTTTAGCTGCCAGCTCAATCTTGAATGCCTGCTTTTTCAGCCTATCCTTAATAGCCTCTGTTTTGATAATCTGATACTTCTTTAGATTAGCAATAACCTCTGGAATCCCTCGAACTATTTGACTAGCCATTGACCTTTATTCCTTTACATTTATTCCTTTTTGATATATAATTTATATAAAAGGAGAACAAAATGACCAACATGGAAAGAAGAAACTTTTTTAAATTCATTGGCCTTCCTGCCTTATTTTTACCTTTCATTAACTTGTTTCCCTCGCATTTGAAAAAGACTAAAACAATGTCTTTGTCTGTAGATGGAACCAAAGTAGCCGAAAGCAACAAAAGTTTTCCACTCAGGCACTCTTCCTTTGGATCTGTTGCGGAAAAATGCTCTAAATGCGGACTTACCCTGAAAATTCCCTATCTTGAAGGTTCTGAAACATACCATTTTGTGCATACGTATCCTTGCTCTAAGTGTGGAGGAAAGATAAAGTTTGATGCGCTTATCAAAACATCGCCTAAAGCACATTATCATCCCTGACGTCATGAAAAGAAGAAATTTTTTCAACATAATTGGAATCTCCTCTTTAGCTTTGCTATTTGGGAAATTATTGAATCTACCTAAAAAACGGTTTATTATAGCTATCCCAAACAAATCTGGAAAAACAATAATATTATATATAGACAGTAAAAAACTTAGATCAGATTTAGACGATCTGTACATCAATGGCACGGGCATGGAAAAGCCTTTAGGTATTTTACATACTAAATAATAATCTATAGCCAATTTTGGCATCTTAAATATCCCTCCCCAACTCCACACAAGCCAACTTCATGAACCGCCCCTTCTCTCTCCAGGGTAGTACAAGCTTAATCTCATAGACTTTACTGCCCCAGTAAATCCGCTGCGTCTCCTTAACTCCTGATAAATATTCCATATACCAGTAAAACTCTGCGAATACATCTACCTTGCTATACTGGATTATTTGCCCTTTTATTGGAATAACCACAATGGCGCCCTTAATCCGCTTGTAAATGATTGTCCAGGTTGCAGGTTTATAACCACCCATCCCATCAGCAATCCCTTTTACAGATTTCTTTATCTTCACTGTCTTGTCTAAGTGGCCTGCATAGCTCATCTATTATTCTCCAATCCCGCTTAATCCCCAATATGGGCCAGCGTCGGGTTCTGATGAAATCGTCTCTCCTTTGAGATAATCCCAAGGTTCAATATTATACGGATGAGCAGGTGGAAGTTTACCGGAATCATCAATAGTTACCCAGCCTTTACCACCGCAAGAGCGGCAAGTTTCAGTCCCGCCTGCTGAAGTCCAATCTCCAGAAGTCTGCCTGTAAAAACCCTCATCTACTAAACCATTCCCCCCACATACCGGGCATGTTACTGCTTGCATTAAAAACTCCTCTTCTTAAACAAATCTAAGCCGTTCTGAATCTCTATCGGCATCATAGCCCTGGCCTTTTCAAAATCTGACATAGATATTCGTTCATATTTATAATCTGCCCCTTCTCCGAATGACTCGCTTTTCAATCCTCCGTCAGCTGCCCGCTTTGACTTCCCGTAAACATAGCACACCAGATGTATGCAGAATTGCTCTAAAGCATAGGGAATTGTGGTATAACCGGCGGTATAATCTACAAAATATTCCCGTCCAGATATAAATGCCCCAGGCTTATACAAAATTCCTGAATTCCTGGCCTCGGTAGGATCCAATAGCTTATAGTCAGTTATGTCATCATCTACAGTCTCGCAATAAGCCTGCTTGGTAGCATCCACGAACATAGACGGCCTGACCAGAAGCTCAGAAGCGTCCCGGGTAGCCGTATCCGTGGCCATTGTGGTTACTGACCAGCCCTTTGCTAGGGCATTAATTGCGGCTATTAAAAGGTCAATAGTCGCATAATCAGCAAGCGTCAATTCCGTATCGTCAACATTAGCCCCGCCATTTACGATAAGCCGGATAGCTGTAGCCGTTATCTCGACTGTGCAGAAGTTAGCATCCGTGGAGGTGTTCTTGATTGAGAATGAATTAGCCCGCCCTGCTGACAGCCTTATAACCCTTGTTACCGGATACTCCTCAAGAAGCAATCTACTGAACCCGCTGCCATAGTATATTTCCCTAGTATAATTAGTTGTTTTGAGCAACCTTTCGCAATATCGATTTATGAGATCGGAAGCTCTGTTTATTAGTTCGGTTAAAAGATAGTTGTCAATTATTTTTAGAGTGATTTCATCGTCAGCCCCCAAACAGGATAAAGCACCAGTTACGACTAAGTCTGTTGAATCAGCCGAGCCATTACATATTCTACCAGATTTCCATCCAGTCAAGGCGTTAATTGCTGTTATTAATTCCGAAACTGTATCTTTATCAGCATCGGCAAAAGTTAAAGTATCCGTTCCAGCCTCAACGCCACCTGTGATTATAAGAATTATAGTCGTATCGGTTACCTCTGCCGTTGCCGCTGTAGCGTCTCCCTGGCTGCAATATATCCAGATGCCATCTTTCTGCACATCTTCGCCTAAAAAAGATTTAATTTCATCTAAATCAGTTAAGCTTATTGTTGTGTCAAGTGCCACTTTTATTTACCTCTTATTAGCCGCATCGCTTACCATCTTATTCTTAGGCGGCATTTTTATTGCCTTAGCATAGCCGGCATTAACGACTGCTGCTGCAAATTGCGGCCTGGAATCCCTGCGGAATCTATCGCCTACCTTCCAGCAGCTAGTCCAATCCTTTGTAAATTCAATCATCTCGTTATTCATTTAAACCTCTAAGGGTAGGGAGGCGAACCGAAATCCGCCTCCTTTCCTCTTATTATCTGCCGTGCATTAATCAGGTCAAGTTAGCATGTTTATAGCGAGCTCTTTTTTTTCGGATAAGAACACCAACTTCAGCATTTGCAGCCCCAGTTTCCGTCACCAGTATTCCAACTGCATAAAATCCATCATTAACATCTAGTTGCTCGCCACGAATCTGAATCCTAGTAACGCTATCGTCATCTGTAATTGTGGTAGTTATGGTAGTTGCCTGTGGAGTTGAGCCATCTGTCTCCCAAATAGTGCAAGTCAAAGACGCTGCACCGGTTAGCGTACCTGTGAATATCTCAAATACGGCAAGGTCATAATTTGCTATACTGAAATATACAGGCGTATTTGAGCCATTGTCCAAGGCAGTATCGAGATTCATTGCTACACCCAGATATTCATGCTCACTGTCTTTATGTACGTTTCCCATAATTTTTTACCTCCCAGTATTAATCAGGAAGAGTAGCCTGTTTATGACGAGCCCTCATCCGCAGACAAATAACGCCTATCTCTGCATTCTGGCTGGCTGTCTCTGTGCATAAAATCCCAACCCTATCATATCCATCGTCTACATTTAGCTCCTCGCCTCTTACCTGAAGTACATTTATTTCGTCATCATCTGTATCAGCCAAGGCCCCTGCTGTGCCAACGTTGGCCTCAGCTCCCGCGGCTCCGAGTCTCTGTCTCATCTGTAGAGTGACCACTGCGCTGCCGGCTAGTGTTCCAGTGAATACCAAAAATACAGCCAGGTCGTAATTAGCCAGGCTGAAATATGTGGGAGAATTTGCGCTACCGTTTAGAGTTGCTATATCCATCGCTACGTCATACTTAACGTTTTCTGTAAATTTGTGTATATTTGCCATAGTTTTTTACCTCCTATTAGCTTGTTGTTGTTAATACAATAAACATCCCCAGGTCATTAGCCCCTCGCTTCGGTGCAATGTCAGCACTTAGAAGCGGTTGACCATCTGATCTGAGAACAATCTTCCAAAACGTCTCGTCGGTTACGAAACCATATGTCTCGCTTGCCTGAATGGGAGTATACTCATAATTAACATGACGAGACGCTGATATCCTCAACTCCCTGTCGCCTATAAGATAATGCCCGTGGCCGAAATCAGCCAGGATAATATCACCTTCCGTTCCCATCGCTTGACATTTCTCTGTTGGAATGAACGGTATTCCCCAGAGAGTACGATTACTTAGATCCAAAACTGTCGCTTGATTCGCCGCCGGTGCTGTCGCTTCATATAATTCACCTATCACATCAGTATTCAATAGCCACACAGCGCTTTCCCAACTCCTCGCAAGTAGCCGCATAGCCATAGCAGCAATATCAGTCCAATTAACCAGTCCAACCGCATTTCGTGTAACTTGTGTCCTGCATCCGGCTTGTAAGATACCCAGGGGCATCCCCGCGCCTGTGCCGTTAATGAACGCATCGTCTTCTATAAATCGTATTGCCTGCCCGAATGCTATTTCCATGAATTTCCCAAATTTGCCATAATCATCTTCTAGCTCATTGCTCACAAAGCAACTACCCACTAGCTTATGCGCATTCAGCTCAACTAAACCAACTTCAGGCTTGCTTATAGCGGTAAATTTATCTCCACGTTCCTCTGTCCATTTGAATGTAATCCCACCGAATAGATTTGAGCTTCTGTCTGAATCCCTTATTAATCGTACTTTCAGTGAGTCGCTTATCATCGGGAAAACCGTAGCTCGTGGTCTGGCAATCGCATTTTCCATAGCTGCGTGATAAATACCCTCGGCCCATTGTTCTGGAACCAAAGCACCTCCCTGTGAGTCATCCGCTTCGACCATATGCCCTGCTGTTTTTCCAAATATTATCCGGCTATCCGGTGTACCTTCGCCATCGTAAGCTTTACGGACTTTGACTAGAAACTCACCTAAACACTTGAATCCGCCCGTTTTGTCTTTGTATCCCATTTCTGCTCCTTAGCTTGTGGCGTCGTCTAGTACAACAAAGGGAGATATCGAAGTCACTGGTGCAGCCGCATTTCTGGGCGTTAGTACGCTCTGTGGCCAACATTGTCCGGCAACTCTGAGTACAAATCTCCAGCAATCCTCGTCTGTAGTGAAAGCAACGTGAGAACTGAAGTCTATTGTCATTGGCTGGCGATCGAAAATGAGGTAATACCGCATGTCGAAATAACCTACGTCGCCTTGTGTACCGAGGCCTGGCATTTTTTCACTAATAATAAACGGCCGTCCAAAGATTCTGCCCGGTATAGGATTCTGTGCGCCCATGTCTCGATTAATCCAGATAGGATTAGAGGCTGCAGCTGGCGCAGCATCGCCTGAGATCATCCCAATTAGGTCTGGTAAAACGCTTGGGTTAATTACCCAAACAGCGTATGGATGAGAGGCGGGGAGCATACAAGCGTACATTTCCCGCAAGTCCTCAAAAAATACCCGATTTACTGTATTTCTAAAAACAGTTTTTAAACAACCGCAATTCTGGATCCCCAGGGGCTGTCCAGCTCCAGTTCCATTAAGAAAAGCATCGTCTGTAAAATATCCCCATGCAGAACCAAACATCCTCTTTATCAGCGGCACTAGCGCAATAGCAGAATCATCCCGGAGTTCGTGTGAGATGTATGTTATTCCAGCCAGCTTGTGAGGGGTTAATTCCAACTGTCCGAATGCGGGCTTTGTGGCATCTTTTGTGCCTTTTTCAGCCGTCCACTTTGCCTGAACCCCGCCGAATACCGTTGTTGCATGTGATGTGTCATCAATATAGGGGATTTTTACCGAGTCTGTTTTGATAGGCGGTATAACGGTTGCGCCGTGAGGCATTACAACAGAATTCTCAAGTGCAATCATTTTAAGGTCAGCTTTATAAACCTCAGGCACTAAAAATCCACCCTGGCTGTCGTCGCCCTCGACCATATGCCCTGCGGTCTTAACTTCGCCCCTAGATGTGACAAACGCTAGACGTGGGTTAACTTCTCTTTTTGCCCTGCCAATATCTTTAGCTTTTATTATTGCATCAAGATATTCCGCTTGTATTTCTTTTATTTCATTTTCATTTTCAAGTTTCCCATCAACATATATTCTTTTTGGATTACCAAATTCCTTATTAACTATTTCCTCAGTCTCCAGCTCTTCCTCTGTAGGCTTTAAGTTGAGAAGGGCTTCCTTTATTTTCTTATCAACGTTTACTTCCAATCCTTCAGCCAATTCGCCTATCTT